TCTTCTTTTAATGAGTTCGTCCACACACAGGTCCATTCAGGATCTTCCCCGATTCTCTCCCAATCATCAACTTCTAACCATTCGTCAATAATTGGAGACTCCTCGAACAATTCTGTTTTCGTTGTATGAAAACAATTGAAAGGAGCACCAGGAGATGTTGTTTTATCAAGCGCTTGCTTCACCTCCGCGTAATTTTTAACGCGAGCATTTTGCATATATTGTCCAAAGTGCCTTTCTGTCCACTCCCAGGCCATATTCATGGCCATAACTTGAGCGTCAGTCATATCAGGCATCAATTTATCATATTTTGCTAAACTTTTATATGCTGCTTCTTGATTTGGCTTTGGTAGTCCCCATTCCACTGATCTTGGTACATCTTTCATGTCCAAAAATCCTTGAATATATGGGTCAACTCCACGCCGGTTTTTATAAATAGGATGTTTAGTAATTGAACCAACAATTGGAAATGCTGATTCCTTTAACCACCTATCGTGTTCTTCTGATACAAAAACACGACTACTAAACAACTCGACCCCCTCCTGCTTTAGCTTAAATTGAGCAGGATACCGTTCCCAGAACGGACTTTCCACTAATTCAACTGGGGAAAGGGGTCGGACCGAAAATCCAAACCAGCATGTACTGGTCTAACATTAACAAGACTATCGATCAAGGCTTGGGTTACTGGTTCAAAGCGTCCAAACTCTTCACCAGGCTGAACATTGTTTTTACCATGTGTCCAAAAACCAACTATTTTTCCATACTTGGTAATGACAGGCGCAGAACAATCTCCAGGCTCAGTATCCGCATCTGACCAACCTCCCGTTGAGCCAATGCTTCCCATTCCTAATTTTTCCAAAGGTACTTCTTTTGGTGACGTACCATATCCAATTACACTAACAGGCTGAAAATCAGTCATAACTTGTAACGATTTCTTAGAAAAAGGGGTTTTTAAACCAGATACCTTGAAGGAAGCAATTTCGTCATTATGAAATACCAATGTCTTTGGATTTAATTCCACTTGATGCACGAAATTGACAGCTTTATACTTCGCTGTTACATCTTCTGACAGAGCATGAATCACTACAAACAAGCGATCTGCTACTAAAGTTCCTGAGCAAATATAGTTACCATCACGGAAAATTTTAAAAATTCCTGCTGACAAATCATGCACACTATATGCTTGAGGCTCCATAATAGTAGCTTGTGGTCGCACTTTCTTGTGATCAACAAACTTTCTATATTCTTTCTCTGCCTTCTTCCTCCAAACTGCGTAATCTCTCATATCAACTTTTGGATGGGATTTCTTTGCTTTATGTACTGCTTGACGCAATTGCACATCATCAACCATCTCAGGAAGAATAGGTTTCTTAACTTTAACTGTTTTAACCAATTCTTGTCGATACTCTTGTTTCAACAACATCATCTGATCTCTTAATTTTCTAACACGCAACAACTCACCGCTTTTCTTAGCTAAACGAGATTGCGTATTTAATGAGGCTATACGTGACAAATAATAATCATCAACATCCTCAGGATCATCTCCAATAATATCGTTAAAACGAGCTCGGGCTACTTCATACTCAGCGTTATCACGCTCATTTTCAAAGTCATTATACACATCTTCCTCCGTAAACTTATTCGGAGAGCCACCATTATCATGATCTTCCGATCCAGGTGAAACTTGATGTGCATCATTAACATTCCTAACTTCAACACGTCGCCCAGCTCTAGCTTTATAAGGTGTTTTAGGTTTCTTCTTTTGAGCTTGTTCACTCAAATCTGCTCCAACTTCTTCACGAGTCAGCATAAAACCACTTAACAAACATAATATCGCTACACCTCCTATAATTAACTTCTTATGCTGCCGACAGAAGTCTGTTGCTTTCTTAACATAGTCAACTTCAACCTCCTCTATAGGTTCTTTCGGCAAATCAGCAAAGAATTCAGCTATTTTATCTTTATCTCCACGTTCTTTATGAAACTTCATGGTAGGTTTTGCCCAATCGCAATCCTCCTTCCCACAAAAAGTGTGAAAACGAACTTTTCCTCCAGCATCCATGCTTATCTTGCACTGCTGGTCAAGCTCCTCACCACTTCCACTAACGTCAGAGTCTGAAATAACTTCTAAATCCATTTCATCAAATTCACTGAGAAATTCTGAAACTGTTCCTATAAATTCATCAAACACAATGAACGTAGTACTTGGTTCTTTTTCAGATACTCTCAAGTGATCAATAATTCCTCTCAAACTGATAAACTTCGTTTGGGATTTCAATCGTTTATTAACGACCAGAAAATTCGTTTCTGTTTGTAATATCATCAATTTTGCGGATTGACGTTTTACTGTTCGTCGTATATCTTCAGGGGTTCGGGTGTCGAGATTTTCTTTCTTATCTCCAACCGGTTTATCCCACTTTGATTGCTCATCCTTAAACTCCGTTCTAGCATTCACATAGTCAGTTTTCTCCATATCTGATTCTTTTTCCGGGAAATCTTCAAATTCCACTTCCCCATCAAACCATGAATTTAACCAATCTATGACAAATGTTGCATAAGGTACCTGTTTTAAAATATCGATGACAGGCTTCAACATCGTACAAATTTTCTTTGAACCTAAAATAGGTGCTAAAATTAGCATTGCTAAAGACAACAAACATGTGACAAAATACGCACAACGGTTTGCATCTTGCCGTGCACCTTGCGGTTTCAAAGAAGGCATGTCAAATCCAACTTTACGAGGAAAAATCCATCCAAGTAAAGAAACAAACACGCCTAAACCGGAAAGAATAGTACTAACCAACATATATTTAGTTGACTCTGTAATATATCCTTTCCAGACGCCAGCAACATCTGCACTTAATGCAATGCAATGTGTGGCTAGGGACACAATCGTATTTTGTAATGTGTGCATAATCGCAACTACATTCTTCACAAAATACCACCCTATCGCTAGAAACAACATCCACCAAATCATATTTCCAATTTGGTTAAACCACAACATTTCTGCTGTTAGTTCTGCTGCTCTAACGCAAGGTAAACAACTCACACACAAAAATGCTACCAAAGACTCAAAGGACAATTTATTATAATAACCTGACCATCCAACTGCTAACGTAATCGGTTGCTCGATCATCTCAGTATCAAAATCAACTTCTGACACCATCTCAAGACCCTCACTTAACCATT